ACAGCGAAGCGGCAACAGCGAAGCGGAAACAGCGAAGCGGCAACAGCGAAGCGGCAACAGCGAAGCGGAAACAGCGAAGCGGCAATAGCGAAGCGTTTAAAACTTTACGAAGCGGTTGAAAAATGCAGTCTGTCCTGTGGGAGAAACAGGGATATCGTTCACTCTGCCGGCGGCGCAGGCGGCTAGGCGAAGATTACATCCAATTCAGCGCGGCTAATCGTTGTGGGACCGACTGTTATATAGTTTTTCCACTCATTGTAGTCTACACCGTTTCTGTCGCCAATCTGATTGCCGGAGGTCGCTGGCTTATTGGTTATAAGACCAGTGGCAATCGCATTTTGACGATAGACATTGTTGGTGTACAGGGTGCGGGCACGGCGCCTGCGCGTTAGTTCAGAGGCATCCATTCTACTTCATGTGAATGACTTTTAGCAGGGGGTGCGATTGTATGTATAATGGGAGCGGGTCGTGAATCTGATAGGTGGAGAGGAGGAGTTTAGCTCCACGTTTTGTTAGGACGTAGTCTACGTCAGATATCATCATAACATCCCAGTCTTTCGGTGGAGCGACGTTTTCTATATTTTTGTTGGCGTGATTAGTTCTACATATTAGCGCATGTTCAGCTTTTGTGTCGAGAAACTGGGTCCAAGCCTGCCGGTGTGTTAGCATTTCTTGAGCCTGCTCTGGACTTAGCGAAAGCCGCGCTCCTGGACTAAATCGTGTATCGTGTTTATAATTGTTCAGAGTTGGCTGTATCGGTATAGTTGTCACTGAGGCGTATTTTGGTAGGGCTGCCGGGACCTCTTTAGAACAAAGATAGAGGTGTGTTTTTATTACTTCTATTGGCTTGTAAGCGCAGAATTTACAGTTATCCATTACATATAATGGAGTTTGTGTTTACTGGGGCTTGACGCGGATTTTCCCCTAAACGAAGAAAAAACTTGAGGAGATGTTATTCGTGTATCATGCTTATAAGAAACTCTCCCGATACAATACTGAAATGAGTGTTGTCCTGCCCAACTTTGTTATTCCGGTTCTTCCGAGTATTGAAGTGAAAAAGCCTATTGTAATGCGTCGTCGGCGAGCGAATTCCACGTCAAGTGCGCAGACGCCGCGCCCAAGCATGCTGGACATTGAGGTGGAGCCGTCCAAGGTGGCAGGTAAGTTGCGTAAGAAGCATGAAGAGCCTATTTTGGTCGAGAACCCTGACCGATTCGTGCTGTTTCCCATTGAGCATCAGGATGTATTTAAGATGTACAAGGACCTCGTGGCGGTGCGCTGGATTCCTGAAGAGGTCGATATGAGCAAAGATCTCAAGGACTGGAAGCTGTTGACTCCGAATGAGCAACACTTTATCAAGCGCATCTTAGGGTTCTTTGCTGGCTCGGACGGAATCGTTAATGAGAACCTGGCGGCGAACTTCGCCAATGAGGTTCAGTACCCTGAAGCCAAGGCGTTCTACACGGAGCAGATGAGCAATGAGACGGTCCACTCTGAGACCTATTCGCGCCTGGTTGACACCTACATTGAGGACAGGGTTGAGAAGCTTGAAATCCTGCGCTCCATTCGTACTATGCCTTTCGTTCAGAAGAAGGCGGCGTGGGCTATGCACTGGATGCAGGGTGAGTCGGCAGATTTCGCTACACGGCTGATGGCGTTCGCGGCGGTCGAGGGCATCTTCTTTAGCGGCGCGTTCTGCTCTATCTTCTGGTTCAAGCAGCGCGGACTGCTGCCTGGCTTGACTACATCGAATGAGTTTATCTCGCGTGATGAAGGGCTTCATACTGACTTTGCCTGTCTTCTGTACAGCAAAATCGAGAACCGGTTGTCCAAGACGCGCGCTCATAAGTTGATTCGTGAGGCGGTCAAGATTGAGAAGGAATTCATTACGGAGGCGATTCCCTGCGCGATGATTGGCATGAATTCTAAGATGATGAGTCAGTATATTGAATTCGTGGCGGACCGAATCCTGGTACAGCTTGGCTATCCCAAAACGTTTGAGACAGCGAATCCGTTCTCGTTTATGGAGCGCATTTCACTGGAGGGCAAGGACAACTTCTTCGAGAAGCGCGTCACATCGTATGCGCTTTCTGGTGTTGGAAAGACAGCGGAGCAGATGTCATTCAGCATGGATGCGGACTTTTAAACTACATGAGTAGGGGATGCGAGCCTTCGTCATCAATTTAAAATCCCGACCAGACCGATGGCAGCGAATGAAACGAATTTTCGATGGCTCTGATATTAAGATTAGCCGTATTGACGCCGTTAGGGCTGCGGACCCACACCTTGGTGTTCTAAAATCTTTTTTAAAGGCGCTGCGAAAGGCGCGCACTTTAGGGTTAGAAAACGTCTTGTTGCTAGAGGATGACTGTATGCCTACTGCGGGTTGGAAGGCTCGTTGGCCCAAAGTTCGCTCGTGGCTCGACGAGAATCCTGATAAATGGGATTTATATAGTGGCGGCAACTGGGCAATCTGGTTTCCACACGAAGTTGGTCGCATTGATGATATACGATTTTACGATCCTGTGTACAGTTTGGCGGCACATTGGCTGTACGTGCCGCAGCGGTCCTACGAATTCCTTATCGACTATTATTCGCGCATTGTTACGTTAGCGCCGGTGTTACCGCTCGTGGGTATCGACCATCACAATAACTTGTTTAAAATGGTGATTTCGGAGCCCTTTATGGCGTATCAAAAATCTGATTTTAGTAATACAAAACATACATACCGAAATACAGAACGTATGTTTTCACAGGCAGAGCGTAATGTGCGACGGACACGCCGCGCTAGAAGCCCGCTGTCGTGGGTGGGATTTGCCAGCCGTTGACCGTCCAATTACGAATGATGTCGTCTCTCTGACCGACACCATTCGCATTCAACGTGTTTCCCATGCCGTCGTCAACGAAGAGCCACTTGCTCAGGAAGTCGCCGTCGGCAAGTGTAAAATTCGCGTCGCCGTGGCTGGGGTCATGCTCTTCGTGGTAAATGGGACCCGACTGTGAACCATCGAAGATTTGATTGTAACCCTCCATGATGTACCAGCGATGATAGTCAATCTTATTATTCTCCTTGTCAATCGTGTAGGGACCTACGTGCGCAGACGGAAAACGCGTTACAAAGTCGCTACATGCAGCCTTGAAATTATTGATGTAGTCGTCCTGTGTTACGGCGTCGTTGGGAGCATAGGAGCCCACCTCTACATATTCGGGATGGTGATTGTGAATTTCCGTGGTGGCGCAGATTCGCACACCCTTTCCAAGGTCGTCGTTATTCATATGGCGACTACGCAGATTAGGGCGCCATCCATCCGGTCCAGGCGCCGAGCAGTGCCGCGGGGCGGGATTATAGGTTCCTGTTGGGAAGAAGGCGTTACCGAACTGTGAATCCTTGTAGGCTAAATCCTGGACAAAATAGACCCACCAGTACTTCTTCTTGATGAACTCCTGCTTTGCGACGCTGTACCGGAATGAACGGTTCTCGTTCATCAGACATTCACCCGAAAAAGGCTTATCTGCAGTCGGTATGTCGTAGTGTGCCAGGTCCTTGAGTTTGTAGGTCTTGCCGTTTAGCGGCGGGTAATTCGCAGCGGGTATCGTAAACTCATAGTTTCTAAACCCATTCGGATCGTCCGCTAGTACTTCGAGCCACAAGCGCATCGCAGTATATGTCTGCGTCAACCGCTCGGACATCAAGCCGAAGTTCTGTGCAAGGTTGATATTTGTAAACGCCTGTGTCCTCTGGTCATACGTTACATATTCAACGGCACCCCCGAGAATGACGGCGGCGATTTGGGCAGTCGGACCCATAACAGGCTCAGCGACTACGGATAGGACACCGAGTGCCGTCTCAAATAGATTGGTCCACGGCGCGGTTGTGGGGTCAGCAGGCGGGTCCGGTGTCTGTAACATGTTTTGGACTTCAATCAAAATATTGCCGTTCGTCGTATAAATAAGGTCCAATTGACCTATAAGACTGAGCAAATTCTTTTTAATTTGCATTATTTCTTCGGGCTTCAGGTCAGGCCATAGCGTCAGTTCAGCTGCTGTGGACTCTGCCGCGGGCTCTACGAAGGCTTCTGCCGCGGGCTCTACGACGGCTTCTGCCGCGGGCTCTACGACGGGCTCTACGACGGGCTCTACGACGGGCTCTACGACGGGCTCTACGACGGGCTCTAGGATGGGCTCTAGAACAGGCTCAATAGGCAGAGTGCGCTTAAAAGCAGGCTCTGCGCGACTACGTGGGCGACAGCAACAAAACATCTAATGTACTAAATGTATTTATGACTTTAAATGATTATATAATATGTAGACTATATAAATGGTATACTGGACTGTCTTACCTGGTCCACTGGGTTGGGCTTCACTATGGTACCAAGGAGCTTGGTCTGCTAAAAAGAATCCTGGACAGACTCTTGTATTACCCGCAGCAATGCAACCCCCTGGTGCGGGTGGAACCCGGCGCTCTCGGTCGCGTCGCGGACGTAAGACCAGACATGCGATGCGCGGTGGGGCTGTCAAAGAGGAGGCGCTCAAAGTTCTTAAGAACAATAAGTTTAACATTGAGACTTTTCATATGGAATTGTTGAACGGAGGACGTTCGAATCCAACTACGCTCGATGGGTTCACATTTCGTGCTATCGGACATGTCAACCTCTATCTACAGGCAAAGAGGGAGAAGGAGAACGATAACAAGTACGTTGAGGTCCACTTTATGAGCGACCACTGAATTTAAAAAATTGATATCATCGTGTTGTCATAAGCTCCAAGCCAACAACTCTTTGCAAAAGAAACAAAGATGTCTACTGACCGTGACCTCGCTATTCGCTGGTCTGAGAGCCGAGACCAGACACATGAAGGCTATATGGCGGCACGCGCATGGTTCCTCGGTGAACTCGGACCAGTACCTGAGTTGGAGAAGGCGTATGCCCTTGGTAAGCGGCTTCTGCTCTGGGTTCAGCCAGTAGCGGTAGCGCCACACGTCTGTAGCGGCGAGCGCGTGGACAATGGACGCCGTGAGTACTTCGAATGCGACGACGCTGATAGTCCGCGTTGCCCGTCGTACCGTCCGCCTGCTGCTGCTCCTGCTGCTGCTCCTGCTGCTGCTGCTGCTGCTGCTGCTGCTGCTGCTGCTGCGCTGGTAGCAGAAGAGGACGAGCGTTGCAGTCGCTGCGATGTGCGCAAGTTTGAGTGGGTTCGCGTCGGCGGGCGCAACGACCGCGGCTGGTATTGCGAGCCCTGCTGGAACGAGCGCCGCTACACGTAAACAAAAACAAAACAAAAACTATGATTTTTTGTTTTGTTGAAAAAATTGAAATCACAATGGTGGCGGCTGGTAGTATCAGCCCCCAGCCACAACTCTTTGCCAAAGAAGCAAAGATGTTCTCTGACCACGTTGCCGCTCTCCGCGCCCGCGTTGCCCAGCGCAAGACCGAGCTCTACCAGCGTGAGCTGAACGAGCACCGCTGGTCCGTGAGGCGCAACCTTTGCGCCCTCGCCGACAACCGCTTCCTCGCCGAGCTTGAGAGCGCCATCGGACGCGCGTACCAGCCCTCCCGCTACCGCGCGGTGCTCAGGACCTACACGTGGGAGGAGGTGGAGGCGCCGATTCGCGCCGGCTGCCCACCTCTCGGCGAGGTGCTCACGGGCACCGACGTCCTAGACCGCGTCGGTAACTGCCTTGCGCCCGGCTTCTTCAAGTGCACTTTCCGCCGAGAGCAGCTGCGCGGGCAGCCAGAAGAGCGCTTTCACGTCGAGGTCACCTTCGTCGCCGAGGGCTTCGAGGCACCCAAGCCGCCTTGCACGTGCGTTCTGCGCGACCGGACCGTCGGGTTCTGCGAGATCTGCGGCGGACACGGCAACCGCGCGGTCGTGAATCCGGAGGAAGAGGACTAAACAAAAACAAAACAATTATTTACTTTTTACTTTTTTACCATGACACCTGTGCCCAGATAGGTAGATTATTTTTAAAAATTTGAAACTTACAGTAAGTAGGGGAGTATAAATCAATGACAGAATGCTTATTTTGTCTTGAAGGAACGTCGGAGGAGGTGGGTGACCTTCTAATATTCGATTTTACGTTATACGAATTTGCATGTAAGTGCAAAATATACACACATGTAAACTGCTGGACGAATTTTACTATACATAAAGGGCACAGCGAATGTCCTATTTGTCATAAAGTGTTTTCTGAGGTTACTGTAAATCGGGTGTATCAGATTCGACAGGTTCCAACAATTGTTGTTACTGTCGTGCCCGAGAGTAGATGTACTAATTCAAAAATAAACTGCTGTGTTGGTACGGTTGCATTTGCGGCGATAATTGGCTTTATTCTGCTTAGGGAAATCTCCTAATGTTTTTGTTGCGCGGCGAGCACGCGGGCACGGGCGGCGGCGCGGCGCTTGCGCTGGTGGAGGCGCCGCGCTTCGGGGCTGTCACGCTGCTCTTGCCGCTGCTGTTGCCGCTGCTGCCGCTGCTCACACTCACACATCTCGTTCGCGAGCCCGGCAGCAATGTAGGACTGGATGGTGTCGAACTCCGACAGGGACTCGTTCCACAAGCGGTCGCCGCGGGTGCGCTTGAGCTGGGCAGTCTTCTCACCCTTGCGCTGCGCCTTGGCACAGCCCTTCTTGGGCTGGGTGCGGCTGTGGTGAGAAGACTCGCTGAACGTGCCGTGCGTGCGGTCGTCGTCCACTTCGGTGAGCTCGAGGTCGAGACAGACGCTCTCGTCGCTATACGACATTCTCTGCTTCTTTGGCAAAGAATTGTGGTTGGGGTTTATACTACCATTTGGTCGGTCAGTAATTTCAATTTTTTGTATTAGATGGTGCACCGCGCAGCTGAGTGATGTGAAGCCGCTCATAGAGCAGCATAGACGAAAGTAACTTGGCATCCCTACAGACCTTCCATGCATCCGCGTAGGGGACAATGTCCAGGACAATGACCTCACCCTCCTCAAGGAGTCCGGTTGCCTTGCCACGCATCGCGTCCAGCTCGGCACGTGTTACGTTGCGCTTATGGTAGAGAAGCCGCAGAAACTCGTCGCAGCCGCCGGCGCTTGGAAGCATGCCGATGTGGGGATTGGCACCAGGCAGGTTGTTCGTGAGCTCAGTGAGGTCGATGAGGTCGGTTGCCTTGAGAATCATGCCGGTCTCCTCAGCGAGCTCCTTTGCCGCAACACCTGCGAAGGCGCCGCTGCCGTCGAGCATTCCTGCCGGCAACTCGAGAAGACCATCGCTACCGACGGGGACACGCGGTTGGCGAGTCAGGATAACGTAGGTCTCGCCCTCGCACTCCAGGAGAACAAGGATGGAGACGGCACCACCGCGCAGGAAGCAGATGCCTGGAATCCTGACGCCATGATAGTAGGCATGCGCCTCAATCTTTAGGAAGCCGACACGTGGTCCGAAGTAGTCGACACTGGAGATGAAGACCTTTTCCACCTTAATGTTGGGGCTGACCTTTGCCGCCCAACTCAGAAGGAGAGGCGCTTCAGCGCAGCGCTTCTGGTCCAAGCCAGGGGCAAACTCGATAGGCACGGAGATATCGTTGATTACGATAGAAGCCATTTTGTTTTCTTGGTAGTAGAACGAAAAACGGGTGGATTTCAATTTTTTATATCATGCTACTAAAGGACGTGTCTGCCGGGTATAAACCATACGCAAATCTATTTTAAGAAGCATGCCACGATGGCGTAGAATATATGTAGATAGACCTGGTTTTTTTATAGATAATCTACATACGAAAGGTCAGTTCTTACGTATTATTAGAAGTTATGACGAATTCTTTAACGTTGCGTATAGAAGAATGCACGGTGACCCGCAGGTAAGCTAAAAAAAGAATGATGTGGAGGGCTGGATGAACATATCAGGCTCGCATTGGGTTTAACTGAAAAAGAGCGTATAGCACCGCGTGCGACAACAAGGGCTGGTTAGCTGGCTTCTACCGAAAGCCGCGCGGCGACCGCGAGCTCCGCATAACCATTTTATGTCTATTCTCTATTCAGCCAGTACAGTGCAGCGACTGGACGGGGGAGGGTGTACCCAAGGAATCAATGGCTCTTCAAGCAGCCACCTCGACAACTAACTAAGGGCTTAACATGACTTCAATTTTTTGGTAAAATTGAAGTCATGACCGGCTTATGAGAGGATGTTAGACCCATTCTACGCCAAAGAAGCAAAGAATGTTCAGCAACAAGATTTACGACTTTGTCAACGCGGCAGAGCAGCGCCAGCTCGAGCTCAAGAAGGCGCTGCTCGAAGCTCGGCGGCTCGAGTGGCTCGGTACCGTCAAGGCGTACATGGAGTCAGACTTCGAGCAGAAGATTGCTGACGCGTGTGCGCACCACAATGAGCTGCGCGGCATCGAGACGCCGCTCTACTACTTCCATCACACGGATGGGCTAATGGATGGTGTCGGACCCTGGATCCGCTGGACGGATATGTGTACGCACACTGATTTCCTCGACCGTCTCGGCAACATCCTCTGCCCTGGACGCTTCAGGTGTCGCATGACGCGCTACGACGGCGCCCGGAGCGAGAACCGTGTTATCACGGCGTCGTTCTGGCTCAAGAGCTTTGAGCCCGTGAAGCTGCCGTGTCTGTGTGTTGGCGCTGCCAGCAGTGGCTTCTGCGAACGCTGCGGCGGCTACAACGCGGAGGTGAGCTGCGACACGTGTGAGATGCCGATTCAGGGCGTGATTCAGGTGGTTACGGGCGAGCGGCTGTGCGCTCACTGTGCTGACACAGCCCGCACTGACGACGCCGAGTTGTGCAGACTCAGGCGCGAGCGTGATTACTGGTGTCCTTGTGGAGACCCCGCTGTCGTTTGCCACAACGGTATCTGCCCCGCACACGGACTTGTACCCCATGCAGTCGGTCGCCGACCAGTGCTGAATCCTGAGGATGAGGAGTGAACTACGGCTTCAGATGCGAAAAATCAAGAGTCTTAACCTTTGTCATCACGCCAATCTCGTCGCGTTTGTAGTGATTGACCTCAAAACTCATAACGTAATGAGATGAACCCCACGGATCTTTGTGCCATTCTACACCACACATAAAAATATCAACCTCTGCTCTCTCGTGAACCAGAGCAATAATAGAGCGCTCACCTTTTTCAGTTGCTCTGTTTATATATTCAATGATATAGACATCCTGCATTTTTATTTAACTACACTGGGTGTGTTTAAATAAGACGTAAAGCGGCTGGTTGTGGAATAGCATAATGGAATTTATATATGTACTCTGCGTGGATGGTGCTGAATGGGAGGATATTGTGGTATTTTTGTTAAAGGAGGAGGCAATCGAAAAGTCGCGTCAGTGTCCGAAGACTAGACTAGAGATATTTAGTAAATCTGAAAAAGGCGGTTATAGACCAACATATAACTATTATCTAAATGGCGAATATATTCAGCTATAACTAGGTCCACTCAACTAAGTAGCCCTTCTTCAACTCGCGCACACCGATGCGCGTGTCGACCCACATCTCATGATAACTGACGGTACATTCAGGAAACTTGGAGTTAAGAGCCTCTACTATGTCATCTTTCGTCAAAAGAACTCTGAATGCTGTTGAATAGACGCTGGTGTCTTCGGGGCGGAAAAATGAGGTTTTGCCGGCGCGGGCGGCTCTCAGTATGGAATCCGTAAATTCGCTATCTACGTATAGTTTAAGCGCATCGTGCTTCTGTTTGCCGGTCAGCGTCTGAAGATGGCTGCGGCTGAAGGTCTGGGAAAAGTACATTCTATTCTTCGTTCAGACTAAAATTGATTTCATATTTGGGTTTTATTTGTTCTACTAAATAAAGAATGCTTTGCCTGGCTCTTCTAGCCGGGCTTCTACCATGCGTAATAGCTCTCCCTCTCGCTTCTAATTCGCTTATCCTTTCACGCATGCCTGTCGCGGCGGGGGCGCCGGCGCAGCCTGTTTATAAGGCGGCTGTTCTCGAGGAATGGACGTCCGGCTCTACCGGTTATTCACTGAGCCAAACCTGGAACACAACCTGTACGAACCTGCCTGCCGATGGTAAGATTCAACCGAGTCTACCGTATTTGACGGATGTGTATATGCTGTGCCGCGCTCTGCCCGCCGGCTCTGGTACTACCGTGCTGCCTGCTACAACCGTTGTAGGTCGTCTGACTGAAGCCGGTACGTGGTCAATGGTGACGGAATTCGGCTCTGTTTTCGTCAATGGTTCATCGCTTCATTCGCTTATGCTTGTTGAAAATGTAATGTATATGATTGGTGGCGGTATCGGAGCTCAGCCGAACTTCTTGGTTGGCGCTAATATTTCAAATGGACGGACGTTGGGGACCTGGCCGAGCACAAATAATCTGTTCGAGTTTGTTCTCTACAACAATAGTCTAAATGTGCTCGGCAATCCTCCGGTAAATGGCGGAGGTAGCGGCACAGTGGCTCCGCCCGTCATTACGAATACCATCAGTCTGGCACAGGGTGGTCCGTATGTTACATCGACCGGCTGGAGCATCACGGGTGCACTTTCCGTTCCTGAATCGCAAACTGTTGTTTGGTTTATGGTAAGTGTGCCGAAGCCTTCTATCGTTCGGTTTAACATTTCGTCGCCGCTTTCAAATGAGACCTTTGGTCCTCCACCGAAGGCGTTTGTGGGAGCGGCGCAATTCACGCTGATGACCGGTCGCTTTGAACAGACTGGCTACACCATCTACATGACCAATGGTTCGCACATTGTCTCCAATACGCTGACGGGTTTGCGAACCAAGGCTGGGTATAAGATTGTTGCGCATGCGCCGCCTGGCTGGAACTATAATAGCGCTGTAGCGCGTTTCCCTCTGGTCACGCCCGTTGTCAGTCCGACGCCGTCTGCAAGTCCGACAGTTAGTGTTACGGTCAGCCCTGGCGCCACCATTAGCCCTGGTGCTTCAGCCAGTCCTACCGCCACTCAGTCTGCTGTATCACCTACAAGTTCGATTGTAGTGAGCGCTTCCGGAACGCAGACTGTCAGTATTAGTCCAACTGTATCATACTCATCCGCCCCTTCTGTTACAGGGACACCAGCGGTGACAAGTAGCCCTGGTGTAAGTCCATCGGTATCTATGACACCTACTGGGTCTGTGACACCTACTCCGTCCGTGACACCTACTCCGTCCGTGACACCCACTCCGTCCGTGACACCTACTCCGTCCGTGACACCCACTCCGTCCGTGACACCCACTCCGTCCGTGACACCTACTCCGTCCGTGATACCTACTCCGTCCGTGACACCTACTGTGTCTGTTACAGCCACTCCATCTATGACAGGTACATCGACTCCTACAACGACGCAGACGAATACAATTACACCAACGCCGACGTCCACCTCGACTCTGTCTACCACACAGACTCCTTCGCCTTCTGTTGGTGCTCTAGTCAATGGTATTTCTACCGGCGCCGCGGCGAGCGCTCCTTCTTCAAATGCGCCCTCTAGCGTCGCAATCGCTGTAGGTTCATGTGTGAGTGGTATTGTGATTGCGATGGTTATCATGGCTGTGCGCTCTCATTATAATAGACGCAAGGCTCTTACGAGCAAGTGGGCGCAGCATGGAAAGAGTCATGCTAACCGCATGACGCCTGGTCCGACGCTGGAGATTTCCCATAATCCGGCGGTGCAGTCGTGGAGACAGGCAAGCAACCCGTCACTAACGGCATCAATGAGCGTGCGGCGTATTGAGACAACGCATACTCGAAAGACGTTCGATCCGGTGATTGTTTCGCGGGATTAGAAATTGTCTAGGCATAATCAATAAAAATTTGAATTGGTGCAATTTATATTTTTATCTGTAATAAATGTTTCCGGTCAGTCGCGCTGAACTACGTACTATTAGTGATATCAATAGTATAACAAGATATGCTACTATTAGTTACTTCGTACAGAAAATCTACAACGATGTTCTGTTGGCGGCGGGGCGCGGTGAATACACATACAATTGTTCTATCCAGTTGGACAATTCGATGATGGAACGGGAACCGGCTCAGGTGCCTGAAAATTGCGTGCCGGATGTGCTGGTGCGGTTGCGTATTCTATTTCCTGGGATTAGCATATATAGCTTGACAAATAGGACCCCTCCTATACTGATTATCGACTGGTCGACGGTGTAGTCCCGTTCTGTAGGCATTGATAGAAGCCGTCGACCAGGTATTCATTTAGCTCCGGTGTGGAGACGGTTTTGTATTTGTAGATGATAGTTCTGAAAAAGAAGAATTCGTAGAGCGCTAACAGGGTGACAAACGATATATGTTCTACGAATAGCTTGTGCCAATCGATGGCTATGTTTTTGTATTTGACGAGGGCTGTACACAAGAAGAATACAAAGAGACAGACGACTGAATATAAGATAGATGTGTTTACCAGGGTTGTATTGAAATTGTGCCGGTCTTGCGCGGCGGCTGCACCTGTGGCGTCTACCGTCGACCTGTTCAGCTCCAGATTTACTATATCTAGAAGGAGAGCGTGGGTAAAATTGGACCACGTGCCGCAACCGGAGATGAAGGGCATATAATAGGTGTTAATTGTATCCAGAATTGCGTTCTCTTCGCTTTTGCTCACGTAGAGAAAATAGAAGATGGACTCGAAACTTGATATGAAAAAGATGTGGAGGCTGCCCTTGAGCACGAAGCCTACTACAAAATGCCAGACGGGTGTTGGCTGCGGTTTTTGTGGTGTGCGTCGTGGGACGAGCTGGAGTGGCTCTAAATTGAGCGAACCACCCTTGTCGGATAGTACAATGTACGAATCGCTATAGGAGAGCGGTCGTTGCATCCCTGAATAGGATTGAGAAGTGGTTTTATATGGGTAAATTACTCTGGCTTCCGGCATCTGCGTTTAAAATTGCGAAATTCATTGGATTGGCTCAAAATTTTTTTCTTTTTACCAAGTATAAAACAAATGCCTTCCGTCGGTACCACTATCGCGCAGCCCAAGTCAAAGAAGTTGGTGAACACGCAGAATTATGGTAACACTGGCGAGCAGGGTCCCTACTTCTTCCTCCAGAGCGACTTTGATTCTTGGTATGCTGAACACTCGTCTCAGGTCACGAAGGTCAGCCCTACCCTTTACGTTGTAAAGGCTGGTGAGAACTTCGAGAGCATTGCGGGTGACATCCCCAATCAGGGCAACATCAATTACCGTAGAACATACACTGATATGGGTAAGACGTTATACCTCGGCGACAGCACTGATTCAGGGCTCATCGTCTTTCAACTCGTCAGGTTAACTGGTCTTACAGCCAACGGTGGTCTCAGCGGCGCCGTTGGGTATGTAGTCCTTGAGAACAATCTCACGGACACTCCTTCTGCCGACTGGGGTCGCTTGACCCCCCGTGTTGCCCGCGTGTAAACGTGTGCTTGATTTTTAATACTTATTCTTCCTAAGAATGAATATAAAAATTACAATTTTATGTATTTAGTACGACCACGAAATCCTGTAGCCACTGTTCTTCTTGATACACCACTCAAGCAGCGCCTTGAACCCGTTGTGGTCCTCCTCAGACCAGTCGTTGGGGTCGTAGTTTTCGATGTACATGTCGCTGCTTGAAACCGCTTCCCATGAAGGATACTCATCAAGAAACGTATCGACATCTGTGCTATATACGTCACGGTCATTAAAGGGGGCAGTGTATTCATAGAAGATTCCGCCACGCCCTCTAGCATATTGGCTAAGCTCAGGAGGGATAGTATAGTCGGCTAGAACGATATCATAGACCTTTTCACAGTTAGGACCCCATACGAAAGGACGTCCCGTTGTGTTACAGATTTGGAATTCAAGACTAATACTGATGTCGAAGCCCATTTTTGTTTTTTCTTGAGTGACAGAATAGGACTTACGGTGTGTCAATTTTTTTCTTTTGTTATTTCGCTAAAAGATAGCGACCGTAGGAAAACATCTGACGGTAGGCAATCTGTGTAATCGGGTCGAAGTGCGGAAAGAGCGATTGGAGCCACTCGGCGATGTCGCGGCGCTTCTTTAAACATGCGTGAATGTAGACCTTTTGATAGAAATTCGGAAGGTCTTGCGGTAGCTCATCTGCGCCGCGCAGCTCTTCGTAGTAGAGTTTGAGCTCTTGTAACTTCCCTTCGTTAATGAAGCGCTTGATATCGTGTAGGACGTCTGTCATTCCTGCATTGGGCTTCCAAATAAATATGAGCGATGAGGCGTATTGAAAAAATTGAAATCATAAGTGGCTCTTAAGTCTAAGTCAGTGCCCCATACAGAACAAGTTGCCAAAGAAGCTACTAGTTCAAAATGTCCGCGTCCACTGTTGTCGTTGAGTCCGCCGTTGTCGCAGAGCCCGTCGTGGTCGTAGACGCCGCGCGCGAGCAGCACTACGCCGCCCTCAAGGAGCGCTACGCCGTCGCCGTGTCCTGGGCACTCCAGCAGGGAACTGCTACAGCGATGCACGGCATCAGCTACGAGTCGCTCGCCTGGCTCGAGCGCGATGATGCGCGCCGCGCTGTCGAGGACGAGGCGCGTTGGGCTGCGATTCACGCTGCTGAGGCGGCTCGCGCGACAAAGCCCCTTTCCAAGAAGCAGCAGCGCCTCGCTGAGCACCGCGCGAAGCACTGAACGTTGTGTTGAAAAATAAAAAATAAAACAAAAACAAGCACTTTTTCAGTTGTGGAAAAAATTGAAAGCAGGGTGGCTATTCTTGGTTAAGTAAGAAGAACTATTTTGCCAAAGAAGCAAAAATGCCGCGTTTCATCACAGCCACTGAGGTTCTCGCCGAGCGCAAGCAGCAGCTGCGCGAGTCCGGTGACCCTGGTCACTCTGGGTCCGGATTCTGGGGCTTCATGCCCGACTGCTTCTGCTATAATTGCCGCACATACTACGACCCTACTGGCGCGGAAATCGCGGCGTACCTGAACTGTATGCCGTCATTCTTCGATACGAACAACCTGCCCTCGTTCCTCAAGTCGCCGCTGCTCGACGAGTCGTTTCTGTCCTTCATGAGCAGCGTTACCGGACTCTTCGCAGAGTTTGCGCCAGGTCAGCAGCGTGAGGAGACGACGCTCGACGCAGTTGCCGCGGCGCTACAGGCTGGCGCCCCACCGGTGCGGATTCAGCGTCGCGCGCTTGTCGACGGACGGCGTGTCCAGGACGAGTATATTCGCACTGAGGGCGGGTACAGGCGCTACAAACGCGTCGGTGGTTCGCACGTCTTCACCGGCACAAGTGCTGCGGCGGAGGAGCTTATCGTGAGTGGTGACGAGCTCGTTGCGCACCTGAGCGCTGAGCCGCTGCTGCACTGGGCGTCGTAAAGTGACAAAAACCCACAAAAATATAACACAAAACGGAGATTTTTCAATTAATAAAAAAATTGAAATCATCTTAGTCTCTTCAGTCTAAGACAGACCCCCAACCTATTTGCCAAAGAAGCAAATAAGATGTCCTCCTCCTGCTGCGCCTGGTGCGACACGTCGTTCGAGAACCAGCTTGTCTACAACCTCTCTGCCGTCCTCGGCGGGAAGCGCCGCCTGTACGTCATCGGCGAGTGCTGCGTGGGCGAGCCGTGTACGGACTTCGCCAACCGGCACGGCTGCCCACCCATGCGGTTTGACTTCGCCGCGACTGTCGCCAACGTGCGCCGGTTGTACACGTATGTCCCTCTTTGCCAGACTCCGCGCAACGCAAAGGTGGCGCTCGAAGGCGCTGACGAGACGTGCGCCCGCCTCAGCAAGGCTGACCAGGTGCTCGCACGCCAGCCCCAGCGCCGCAGCAGCCGCAGCCGGCGCGCCCCTTCGCGCTACTGTTGAAAACAAAAACAAAAACACATAAAAACAAAATGGAGATTTTTACATTATTGGTATAGAGATGTTACGCTGGCTCTGGGACCGATTTGTATGGCTAATTACCCCACCCGAGCTACAGACGAAGGGTGCAGACGAGAACACACAGATTCTACTGAAGGCAGACTACACGGCGCTGCCTTCTGAATCAAAATAGAAAATTGATGCACAGGTGTTTGTTTTTTCTTGAGTCAATAAAAAGCAAAGATGTCTACCAGCGTTGGGTCCAGCAGAGATAGTCTCAACCTATCGCTTGAGGACCTCTGTATTCTGTTGTGTCGTAACATTGTTCGAGAAACAGATGAATCGATGCGAATGCTACGCGGTATAGCAGCCGACCTATGTGAATGGTATGATATTCCCTATACCGATGTGCGTGAGGCGATGAGCAGCGTGGGCGGCTTTGAGTTGCCGTTCGAGTATGAGTGTACTGGCTGCGGTGGAATGCTCGATGAAGTCTCTGAAGACGAATACGTGGAGGGACAGGAGTACTTCTGCGGTCCGGGCTGCGAAGCCGAATTTAGGAAATAAAGAGAGGGTGAGGAAAGTGGGTATAATGGAGCGCGCATATCCTAAGTCATTGAAGCTATCTGCGAGCCCTGTGTCACTTATCATACACGGTCAGGGCGTAGTTGTGTTTGATTGCTCTGGTGAGCCCTGTACGCTGAGTTTTTACAATGCCGATAAGTCTAACGGACTGAAGGTGTCGTTTGAATTTGCACACGTACAGGTCACTGGTCTCAAGAGTCTGGAGCCGTTTACTGATGTGAATAATAAGAAAGGGCTCTCTAACTTGGCGGGTGCCTACTACTGGTTCAGCCTTGATTCGCAGAATCAGCGCTTCTACGCTGGCGTTGGTGAGCCGCGCCTGGAAACGGCGGTCTACAGCTATACGTTTTCGGATGCGAACAAGGTGTTATGGGAGTCAAACAAGGGGTTTCTGGAGAGCCTTGTTTCCGTTGACCTATCGGCGTCGGTTACGCCGCTACGGCTTCTACGCGACCCGGTAACGGTGAAGGTCCCACTTGTTGTGAAGAACACTAACGAGTTAACTATGAACGATGTAGCAAAGGGTGATGTATTGCCGCATTCGAATCTGTCTTCAGCGGGGCAGCAGCTGTACGATTGCGTTTCTGGGCGGCGCTTTGTGCTCAATGACGCGGATTTCCCTGATTTCGCCAAGGCAATCGAGTACAGCATCGCGACACCTGGTCTCTGGTGTAATACACGGCTAAAGGAGAAGGCGAACGAATTTAGCAAGGACAAGCCGAATGAGAAGGAGACGTACCTGCGTATTACGCTTGGCGAAAATAGCGGCGAGTCACCTGGTGTTCCGTATGTCATGGAAATCTGGCCGGTCGGTCATTATTCGCCCGTTCACAGTCACAGTAGCGCAAACGCGGTAATCCGTGTTCTCCATGGCGCGATTCACGTTGCATTGTATCCGTTCTTGAGCAGTGGGTCCACTGATTCGGGTGGCGTGGAGCCTTTTTCGGCGGCTGATTTTTCAACTGGTGACATTACGTGGCTCAGCCCTACGCTAAACCAGACACATAAGCTGACAAATCTCGATAGCAGCAAAGATACTTGTATTACTATCCAGTGTTATAATTATGATAATACTGATAACTATCATTATGACTACTTCGACTACGTCGACTCTGATGGGAAGATACAGCAGTACGAGCCGGATTCCGACATGGACTTCGTAAAGTTTAAGAATCTGATGAAACAGGAGTGGGTGGCGCGCCCGTGTAGGCGGTGGTTTTATTAGTTTACTACGGTACAAGTTCTTCTTCTGTATCGGCACGTTCTCGTGAGCAATCGCGGATGCAGCGCCTCCTGCACGTTTCTCTATCTTTTTTGCAATCGGCACATGACCGCTTACAATCGCGCCTCGGATTACACGAGCACGGACAAAGAGCCGTAGACAATACTGTAATACAACAAGACGCGACAACGACGGCGGTTGCAATTGCTAAAATTGGATCGGTGTCCAACATTTAATTGACTACTCTTTATCGCGGTTTAAGTATTTTCGAAGATTTTCTCCCGATTGCGTTATTCGCAAACGACTATTATTTTTCATAAGACTAGGATGATTTTAGTCTTACGAGGACATATTCGTAATAGTTTTAATGATGATAGACTTTATAACTTTATAAAACAACTCCATATCAATTTTGATATTACAATTTATATACATACATGGAATATTGTACAGAATAATCTTAGTTATAGACAACTAGAGGAGATAACGACACCAGTCACTAGAGAAACTTTTGAGAACTACTTCAAAGATTTATATCGTCTAATAAAATATATAATAATTGACGATGATACGGAAATAGAACTTATTGGTCAAACGAACGGATTTATTAAGAATACATCTCCTGGGATGCCTGTTCGTGCATGGAAAAATTATTGGTATGGTAAATATCAAATCATTAATTATCTACATGATTGTCTAATTGATAGGAACGAGCCTATCGTGAACATGCGATTTGATGTATTAAATAATGGTGCGGTACGTTTTAATGAGAAAATGATCTATTTATTTATATTTAATAACAGGCACTGTACATTCACAAAAAACACATTTATATGGGAGGGGGAGGCTGGTGCTGACAATGTACATATGGGAACTATAGATACGCAATATAAGCTGGTGCGGCATTTTTTTTACAATATGGATGATATTCTAGAACATGCGGGCGGTGGAAATCTCAAGTATCATTATCATGAACTTTACGTTCCGTACGAAAATGCCCGTCTTTTTAACTGATGCAAGCAACTCTATATCCCGAATCATAATTGTAGGTTTTACAATGCATTTATTTTGAGCTCGCAGGTTTAGGTTTAATCGCTTCAATTCCAGCTCTATCTAACACAACTATAGGCTCCTCTTGTGGTACGTCTAAACAACAGCACATCATAATACATATAAAAAACATTTTACATTATATACATATAATAATCGCATCCGTAGATATGGAATCTGCACAAAAAGGGTTTGATGCCATTTTTAATGACTGGATACATAATGTATCGTGGATAGATATATATCTATCGTTGCTTGAATGGATAGATACATATAAAGAATTTATCCAATCAAAAGATGAAATTGCGGATATCTTGCGCCGTGCCGCGAGCGGATTAAATGAAAAAGATATACTGGAGGATTTTATATATGGCGCTCAGTATGACAAATTGCGCATAGAGTTCGGTCATTAAATAGTAGGTGTCGGACCAGTTGCTACAGCTGCTGCCTTGTCCTCTACGCGCGGGGGCTCCTCTTGGACTTGGGTTTGGACCTGGACTTGAACCTTGGGCTCCTCGGTAAGAGGCACGGCGATGAGAGCCTTCTCGACTTCCATCATGGCGCTCTTAACACGAATGAGGTCGCGTTCGCAGTCTTCGTATGTCTTCCAGATACCGGATACCTGCTTCTGGGTCTGGTTATGGAAATAGAAACAGAGAGTGGGCTTACCGAAGCAGGTGGTATCGATGCTGACGTTCGCGAGACTAGGGATATGTACTACGTTGTTGCCGATGCGAACAAAGCGTGCCATTTATGATATTGGCATATTTAATTTGCTTGGTTCAATTTTTATGTTGTTTTAATAATTTATGTGTCTGGCGTGAGGAAAGGACGGGCGCGCGCAAAGAGATTGGAGCGCTCTTGCTCAGCTGGCGGCGCTACGCCGCCGAAGCTAAATAACTCATAATAATCGTACCAATCGCCCAAGTTCCAGTCCTGGTACATGTCGCAAGGGGCGGGGAAATGGCTTATCAGTTTCTTCTGAAAATGCGCAAGCGCATTACGCACATACAGTCTGAATCTGACATCCTCTGCGAGTTCATGATGTGTTGATGACCATGCCATTACAAACGTTTTCAGATACTGTATAAGTTTGTCATGACAGTGAAAAGCCGGGTTGACGTGGATGTAGCGTTCACCAAGTACGGCATGAAGGGGGTGAATAACGTCGTCAAAGAAGAGCAACGTCTGTGGATTCAGGTCGTCAGGTCTACCCAGACAATTATTAATACCATCGTAGCTCTTTCCTGGCTCTGCAATTGCTTCTGTGTGGTGCTCCAGCGTACGTGAGGGATCCTTGGGGTGAAAGGATATAATCCAAGGACTTGACCCGATAATCTCTTCAATTATGTCGTGGATGAAGGCGACACGCTCTTCACTTGAATTATTTGTATAGACAAACACATTCGGTCTAATGTCTGCGGGTAGACCATTGATATGCGTGAGAAGTTCGATAATTTCTGGATTGATAAAGGTTAGCGTTTGTGCCTTGTAGGCTTTAACGAGCTCCTTCTTCCATGCATTCTCGAGGTAGTTTGCCTGGAAGGCACCATTCTTGGATGCATCTTTTAGGAGCGACCAGAAAGGATTAAATCCTTCACCGAGTTCACAGATACACTGGTCAAAATCCAGACCAATATAACGGGTTTGCATTTTGCTTAACGTGGACGTAACGTATGATGGGATGTGTTCAATTTTTTATTAACATATTGAAACTATGTATCAAACTGTTAACTATTAATAGTGACGGCGGCGAGTTGCGGCGCGGCGCTTGGTTGAGCGCTTGCGTGTGCGTCTTGACCCGCCGGCAGCTGGGGCGGCGGCTACAGCTTCTACAAAATCGTGTGGGGATGAAATAGCCGAATCAGACGGGGAAAGTGTCTGCGTCATGGGTCTTCCTCTGACTCTCGTTGTTATCTTCTTACCCTCCCACTTCGCAACTACATCTGGGTACATTTTCCAGAACACTGCGTCATCACCCTCCTTGTTATCGTTCCAGTATTTGAACAAGTTTGTTCCCGCTGCTGTTGTTACGAGTTTGTTGAGATTGTTTTTAGCTGTCGCATCAAACTTATCTTCGTCGTACTCTAATAAACAGGTCATAAAAATAAGCATATCGTACGATTTGCACGATGACCCTTCGGCGCCCTCACGCTTTACAACCTCTTCCAGGGTCGGCTGAACGATAACATTTTCTCTCTCTACAGAATAGACTGTATCATCTAGTTGTAGGCAACTGCGACCAAAATCAATTAGTTTAATATTATTGTCGGCGTCAAACATAACATTGCCTGTGTGAAGATCGCGGTGGTGAAAGTTATATTTAGTCTCAAAGTGCTCTAACATTGTACCTAGGTTGGATAGAATAGGCTTAATTGTTGCCCATGTAATCGGTGTCTTACCAGGTACTCTGCCACGCGGCTCACGTAGCTCTTCCAATAAACTGTCAACGCTCTTTGAGATAGACTCCATTTTGATGTACAGAGCAAGCTTCTTAGGTACAACCGCAGCCTCTGCCTTTTCGTTGGCTGCATTGTCTGGCTTCTCGCGCTTAGCAGCCGCTTGCGGGGATTCACGATAGAGTCCGATAATTTTACAAATATTATTTCCGTACTCGGAGTCTAATGCTAACACAGTTTGGATAAATGATTCTAAAAAGACTTCGCGACAACTCTCCTCCAGTGCAAGTGCATCGTCGGCATCAAATAAAATCTTCTTATAGACAGCATCGCCAATTTTATTTCTATAAACGGTTCCATATGTACCTTCACCTACAGCCTTCAATACAACTTCATTTTGCTTTCTCTTGCGCTGAGACTCAAAAATAGTTATTTGTCCAGAATCCGCAATTGATAGAACCTGTAGGTTCTTCACTAGGTCAGTAAAATATGTTGCTGTCTCCTTCGTCTGGTCTAGACGGGGGATAACTGAATTGGCGCCACCGGGTATATTAGGTCCAATTACTTCGTCGTACGCGGCTACGATTTCCTCGGTTAACGATTGAACATTTGCCATATCTATTATTAGTGTATATTAATTTGTCATGGCACGGACTTCATCCTCTTTCGCTTTTACAAGCTCCGTTAGGACGGCGTCTTTTGCCGCGATAGGCTTCATCCAGTTTGCTAACTT